TCAAAGGAATTCTTCAGCGCCCGCAGCCCCGACCTGACGGTGATGCCCCGCTCGATCAGGAAGGCCCGGATCTGGTTGATGGTCGCCGTGCGCCGCGACACCAGCCGCGCGCACCCGGTGCAGGGCCTGAAGGTCGAGCTGGTCCTGGCTCTTCTCCGTCACCGTCCGCAGGTTCGGCCGCAGAGCGGCTTCGGCGATCGCCTCGGCGTCGTTGTAATCGTTCTTCTGACCCTTGTTGAACGGCTTCACGTAAATCGCCGGGATGATCCGTGGCTCGAACCCCATCCGCCGCAGCGTTCGGCTGACAAAATGGGCGCTGAGGCAAGCCTCCATCCCGACCACACATTGCGGCAACTTCTCGAACGTTGCCTCCAGCGCAAGCCGCTTGATCTGCTTGCGCAAAACCAGCTGACCCGAGCAGTCGAATCCGACCAGATGGAATGTATCCTTGCCGATGTCGATGCCGACAACCGCCAAGTCTTCAATGCTTCCTGTCTTCTTCGCACACATGGCTGCTTCTCCTTTGGCGCGGATGATCCCAGTGCAGGATAACCCAACGGTGGGGGAAGCAGCCGGCACATCCCATTACCGGCCGTTCGCCGGGCTGCGCTTTTCTGCGGCGCAGCTTCCCAAACCTGCCATCGGTGGCATTACGCAGTATGATCATAGGCAGTGTGGGACAAAGCTGGCGTTGACAGTATGGTGCAACCAGAAAGCATCGGGAGTATGGAAATGGCGCAATTGGATGAAGATGTGCTCAAGGAGAGAGAGGCACAAATGGCGCAGCAGTACCAGGGAATCTATCCCGTCTACGAAGCGTTCTACATCCACTCCATAATCTATGCAGCCGAGCGATCGGAGTCGGCGTTCCAGCGCTTTGATGAGGCTGTTGCCGCCTCCTGTCCGGCCGAATTGATCGTCGCCACTGTTCAGGAGGCGTTGACCCACGCGGGGGCGCTATCCCGCTTCTTCTGGCCAATGAAGAAGCAAAACCAACTTGCAGTCGCCCGTGGTGATCGGCTGCGAGGTGCCTTCGCGCTTGATGAAGCATCAGCGCTGAAATGGCGCAAGCTGCGAAATGCCTTTGAGCATTTCGACGAAGACCTTGACCGCTTCCTTCTTGAGGATCGAGCCGGGTACTTCTTCCCAAGTCCGTTAGTAGACGACCAGGCGCTCGCCGACGAAGCCATCGGGCATATTTTCAAGCTGGTCGATCCAACGCATGGCATTTGCGTGCTCCTTGGCAGAAAATTCGAATTTCAGCCCATTCGGAGCGAAGTGCGGCGCATCCTGTCTCACGCACGCGAAATGGACGAGCAAGGCGGTCGCCTCTGACAGTAGGCATTAACACGCGGCGTCGCTGTGAGAAATGCCAGGAGCGGGCACGGAGCAGACCTGCCGCGGAGCGGCGTTCTGGACGTTCTGGTGAGTGGGTCTGCCCGCTAGATCGGCCCAGACCGAACATTGGTCTGAGCGCGGGACGCTGCATTGCAGCCTTCCTTGGGCTGACATCGGCTAAACTCGCATGCTAAACTGGTTTCCAATCGATGAGTGAGTGGAGCGAACAATTGAAGAAGATTCCGGAAGGCCTGGTAGAAGACCAAATTCTCAAAAATTTGATCGACTTCAACAATGAGCTCGGTACAGGAACAACGCGTCGCGTGTATGGAGTGAAAGGTTCTCAGGACTTTGTGATCAAGCAAAGCCATCGACCTTTCCACTACAGCAACTTTGTTGAGTGGACTGTTTGGCATGCCGTTGACAAAATGGCCGAAGACATCTTGGGCAACGAAGCTAATTTGCAACTACTTGAGCTCTTTGCGCGCACCGCGGCTATTTCGCACTCGGCAGAATTCTTGATTATGGAACGGCTGCAACCTTTGAAAGACCCTGATCGCCTTCAACTAGGAGGGTTCCCGGATTGGCTAAATGACCGCAAGCCAAGCGCATTTGGTTTAACTGGTGATGGCAGGGTCAAAGTGATGGACTATGCTATGGTCAACTTCTACCAAGTGTTAAACCCTCTAAACAGATCTGGTCGGTTCTGACCTGTCCGACCCTAAGTGCTAATTTATATGGAACGCTGCCAGCGTCTTCTAGTGGACCAAAGTGGAAATTTTCTTGGGACATGTCGGTCATGAATTGCACATGCTTCTTACGTAGAAGCCGGGTAAGCCGATTTTGGTACCAATGGTGCGGGAGACACAAACATTGTGGGATGGTTTAACCAGTTGGATTCTTGGTTCCTGGGGAAGTTTTTCTCAATGGTGGGATCAAAGCTTGGTTGTTGTCGCACGTGACGACTACACCCCTTTTCTCGATATTAGCGGCTTTCTTGGCATACTTGCGTTTTCTTTAGCGGTATTCACTCTCTCCAGTCCGAAATTTCAAATCAGGCAGTCGACGGCAATCATTTCCTTCCGACCGCTGTTTTTTGGCATGCTTCTATTTTCTGCCGTCATCACATTCGCAATTGAGGCCTGTATTCTCTACGGCGTTCGAATTCCAAATTTTCTCAACCCTAACGCGATCAACTACTTCATCACCGCAGCAATCGCGGTATTGATCCTCTACTGGATGATGATATGCTTTATCAGGCCTCCTCGGTTCTCACGGTTTACCGCCAAGCATTTCTTTCAGCAGACATATGTCCACATCGCGAATGGAAGCAAAGAAGAGATGCTCGCATTGGCGCGCGAGATCATGCGTGAAGCTCCCAGACTGATCCGCCACACACCACGCATGAAACGTCATCGCGTCGAGGATGACAAATCCGTTAAACCGTCGGCGCTGCAAAGGCACGCTCACTACCTTAACTCGCTCTTGTCCGATACACGGTTCTGCGACGCTGTCGCAAAAGAGATGCCTTCATTTCCAGCTCATATGGTAACGGTCGCTGTCGAACTAGAAAGGTATGATGCACCTATTCAGCTCATGGTAAAGCGTACCGTGATAGCCATGCTCAGCAATCCGGGATCGGCATTATTTGTCGAGAACGAGTGGCTGGGCCAAGGTTTCATAGGTAATACAAAGCCCATAACACGATCGATTTTTGCGCATTGGTATTTATTGGAGGACTTCGAGTTGGGATTGGAATCGCCGCTTGACTTGGATTATCCGTATGCTCGTAGTTGGGATGCCGATACTTGGCGGGTATATTTCGGTATGGCGCGCGAGTATATTCGTGGTCTAACGTCCACCGGGAGCGCAAATTGGAATACCAGAGGCATCCATCATATCCTTCAGACGACAAAGCAAGCTTATAGCCAAATCGGCGACTTGAAGAAATATGAGGACACATTCAGTCCATACAACCCAACTTCGCATGCCATGGAGGCCAATGGGTTCCTAAAGGACCTCATCAAAGAATTCGATGACGCTAAGGGGTGGGTTGGCTTCGACAGAAAAGACGATTTCAGATACGGGCGCGACCTGTCTTCAGAGATTGCGGCGCTGCTTTTCAAGGCGATCTTTAAGGCGGCACAGGTCAATACAAAAGAATTCCGCATGTGGGATGTTCAGCGCAATACTGTTTGGGCACTCACTGAAAATCTTGGGGTCAGAGACACAGAAGTCATGAAGATGGTGCGCCGAAAGCTTCGGCGGATGATCTGGGATGAGGTCGTTCGCATGGATGACTTTCCAAATTATAAGGGAGCAGCATATATCCGTTTCTGTCTGAACGTCTTAGGATTTTACGACGAGAGCGTTCATCGAAACGACACCTTGGAAAGAGATAGTTGGCCGCTTGCGAAAGTTGTCGGAGGGTGGGTGAAGAAGAACTATCAAACGATTGCGATATCACACCCGCCTGTGGCAGAGGCGATGCTGCCAGCCAACATAGAATACGATCGTGACGCACAAACACTCGTGAGGACCCACGATGATACGTTGACTGGTGTGCCGCGCTTGAAAACCTTCACCCTTGATCCCCCGCGTGACAGTGCCTGAACTTTGCAAAATCCGCTTTTGCACCCTTTCCGAAATTGGCGCGGACTGCTGCAAATGTCCGGTATCCGCCCTTCCTGTACGTGATCCAGGGTTCCGCGGCGCGATACTGGCGGAGTGTCCGCTTCCGCGATCTGGCATAGCTCGGTTCGCGCGCGCAACGAATGTCCGCATACCGCCCTCTGTGCCGGCGCCTGGCGTGATGCTGCGGCGAGCTCGGAGGGCAGCTCTGGGCTGGCTCCAGTCGCACGCGGTGTGGTTCGGCCGGCAGTAGTGCGCAGGGAGCGGACTTCGCTCCGCTGGGCTCACTTCTCTGAAGCGGCCGTTCGGGCTGAGCGCAGCGATCGACGCCTCAGAGCCCAGATTGCCCAGTTCTGCCGCGTCCTCGAATGACGGTTATTTGTCGGTGACGCGTGCACTTGCACGTAAGACGGTTATGGTGCATTTCTCTGCATGCATGAATTGCCTTAGAGAGATAACGTGCCAGCTCCAAGCAAAGCGACATATTTTGAGCGCCGTGTGGCAAGGGTATTCGAAGCCGTGGAGAAATTGGGCGTCGAGGTTACATGGAATGCCAAGATCAAAGATCCGCACACACATCAGACACGCCAGATAGACGTAATACTAAAACATTCAAATGGCCGCACCACCTGCGTGGAGTGTCGTGATCGCGCCAGCGTTCAAGATGTCATGTGGATTGAGGAATTGTCTGGTCGTCAGCGGTCAATGAATTTTGATAACGTATTCGCCGTTTCTTCGAGCGGCTTCACACAACCTGCAATAGCTAAGGCGCAAGCCCTTGGGGTGACTCTCTTCAAGCTGTCTTCATTTGAAGTTGAGGCGACCGAGATTGCGCTTGCAGAGCCCGCCGTATACATCTTGTGTGCGGATCAGGTCAACATTCAATGTTTTGCGAAATCAGATCTGGTTTCCAAAGATGAGTTACAAAAATTGTTGAGCCAGAAATTTACGCTCGAGTTTGAAAGGTTTTACAAAGCAATAGAGGGTCTCAACAGTTCTGGCAACGGCACGATAGAAATCGGTCAGCACGCTGTCCGAACTACGTCATTCACGACAACCAACAAGTTTGATGGCGTTGATGTTGATTTCCAATATGTTCTTCAGGCAAGGTTGTTCTGGCATCGGTTCGAGCTCAAGCCATACTATTTTCGAAAGTTGAAACCCGGCGAGGTCTCAACTTCAGCAGAGATTTATGACGACGAGATGACCTCAGGAATCACTGCGGAATTTATACTCACCGAAAGGCGCTTTGATATCAATTTGGACTACCACAAAAATAACGACTGGCATGATCGATATCACTTTTGCAGCGCTCAGATTTTTCATGAAAGCCTGCTAAACAAGAAAATCCGCGTGAGGCAGAGCGGACGGACACAAATCCACTTCTCTTTCAAGTATGAGGTGCTGTAGGGTGATCAACGGTTCGCAACAGCAAGCGGTTGCACCATTCGCAGTGATTCAGTGCATTCTATTGGCTTTGCATGCCTTCAATTGACAAACGTAATTGACAGCTTTGTCCGCGCTGCTGCCGCCCCATGCTCTCGGGGTGAAGGTCCGCTTCGCCGCGTAGGCAACTCGGGGCGAAGGTCGCGGAAGGGCTGCAAGCAGCCGAACGCCCTTGTCCAGAAAACCCGGATCAGCCGACCCGCCGCCGCACCTCATCCAGCGCTGCGTCAATGCTCGTCGCATACCCGTGCCCCGTCGGCCCGACCTGGACAATCCACATCCACCGCAGCGTCGGGTCGCTGATGTGCGTGGCATAGACGCGCCCGACCGGCTGGCGGTCCCGGTAGACTGTCCAGTCGTTGTCGCCGTCGGTTCGGCCCGCGACGACCGTGCGCTTGCGTGTCCACATGGAGCGCAGATAAATCGAGAACAAATCGGGATCAAGAAACGAAAAAGCCCGGCGCGATGGCCGGGCTCTTGATTGTGATGACGGTGATGATGATCAGGCCGGGATCTGCACCCCGACCCGATCCATGGCCTCGCGGTAGTAGCGCAGCGCGAGGCGGTCGAGCACACCGTCGCCGGGCACCAGCCGCGCGATCGCATCCGGGACGGACTGCTGCGCGTGGTAGATCGCGTGTGCCTTGATCACCTCAAACCCAGCGTCCGGCCCTTCGAGCAGCGCTGCTTCGACGCCGGACTTGATGGCCGAATGCAGCGCCTCACGCGCCGCCGCCTCGATCCTGATGCCGGCGAAGGCTTCGAAGGCCGCCGCGCCGCGATTGATGATCAGCATGAGCGCGATGCCGAGCAGCCCGGCGATCGCCTGCACCAGCTCTGGGCTGGATAAGAAAGCTTTGAGGAAGTCCATCTTGGGAACCTTTCGGAAGGCGGCAGAGCGCCGCGGAGAGAACCAGCGCGAGACGCCGGTCGATGATTGGGAGAAAGGGCATCAGCAGGCGCGCCAGACGCCCGCCTGAAGCCAGCCGTGCCAGTGGCCTTGCCAATTGACCGAGGGCGCGAGCTCGGCTGCAGCGGTCGAGCCATTCCAGCACCAGCTCGGGCCTTGCTCCGGCTTGAAGCCGTTGCCGATTGTGAGGACCGACTTGTCGCCGCAGCCGCATGGGCAGAAGAAGATGAAGCTCTGCTCACCATCCTGATCCGGCCCGCCGATCCAGAAGGAGCCGGGCTCACGGTCGCCAAGGAACGCGTTGCGGTCGCGGTAGTGGACGGCGCGGGTCATGCGGCCCACCCGGTCGGTGCCCACGCGCTGTCCTCGACCTTGAAGCCCGGGCAGAGCTTGTTCGCGAATTCGTTGTGCCCTGCAATCCGGCGGATTTGCGTGGCGTTGCAGGCCTTGGCGATCACGCCTCGTATCGCCTCTAGCGTCGCGGCGGTGTAGAAATCCTCGGCCGCGCCCATGTGCGTCACGGTCTTCACTGGGACCATCGAGTAGCCGAGCGAGCCGGCGTTATGGCCGATGACATGCGCGCCAATCTCGGACCAGGCGCGGCCTTCGATCACCTCACCATCCGGGAAGATCAGCCCGTGATAGCCGATGTCGCGCCAGCCGTTGGCGAGGTGCCAGCTGCGGACCTCCTCGAACATCTGCTGGTTGGACTTGCCCTTCCACCAGGTCGCTGAGGTGGCCGTGGTATGCAGCACGAACATGCTCACCAGATAGCCGGCGCTTCCTTGCAGAACCTGCTTCTCGTGCGAAACCCAGCCGCCCCAGCCAGGCGACACCGTGACATCCTCGACAATCGCACCTGCACGCGGCATGCCATCGGCCTCGACCAGAGCGCGCAGCCCGCGGTCAAGCTCGGGCGTCCAGACGCGGCTGACCGGTCCCGCCGAGAGATAGCCTAGGTCGATGATCGCCTGATGCATCTGCTCGACCGCATCACCCCAGCGGCCCTCGTGCGCCGCCAGCAGCGCGAGCATTCCTGCCTCGGTGCGCGGCCCCCAGAGGCCGTCTTCAGGCCCGGCCGAAAAGCCGAGCGCAGTCGCCCCCGCCTGGAGGGCGCGGATATCCTGTCTCATTGCGATCTCCCATGAAAAAGCCCCGCGCGACGGCGGGGCGTGACAATGCTGAGTTCAGCGATAAGTTAAGCCCCGAGCGCGGCGCGGACCCTCTCCCTCATCCCCAAATCTCGGGAGGGTTCAGGCCTCGGAATTTCAACCCTTAGCGGTATTTTCGAGCCAAACGAGGCCGAACGCCGCGCTCACCTTCGCAGCTGGCAGGTCACGGCATCGGGGCGATCTGGCACCCACTTGAGCAAGCTCTGGAGTCGAGCACCATGTAGAGCTGGATGCGGTCCGGCGCGAAGCCGAGAGGCGGAACCATCTCGGCCCACAGACCGAAGCGTCGCGCCAGCACCAGGGTTTAGGGGATGCGCATCGGCTTTGAGATATTTCAGCAACAGAATATCTATGCGGTCTCTTTTGCCCGTACCCTCTGATTTTGCCGTAGCGTAAGCGAGGTGGTGAGTGCGGCCGTCTCTTCCCCCCTTGGCACTCTTGCTCCTGTCCCTAAGGCTGTGCCTCGAGGGCGGGCTTCCCCAGGCCCGTCGGTCGCACTCACCCCATCTGAGACCCAATCCCCATCTGCTCGTCTGAAACGGGCGCCGGAACAATCCGAGGTTCTGCCCGTTGAATGACGAGCGCGGCCCTCTGGCTGGCTTTTCTCTGCGCGGCGGCCCCTACCAGTAGCTTCAGCGGTTCGGGGAAGCTCCGCTGACAGCTGGCCGCGCTCACCTCCCCTGTTGCGATATCCGATCGAGCTTGCTGTCAATCTTCAGCAGCGTCGCCTGGATGCTGCGCAGGTCGGAGGCCTGCCCCGCCTGGGTCAGCTCGGCCGCCCTCAAGCGCGCGTCGAGGCCGCGCGAGCCCTCTTCAAGTCGTGCGATCGACATCGCCTGGCTTTCCTGCGTGTTCGTCAGCGTCACGTAGCCGGCCGTTACGGTGACCATCATCGCAAGGATCGACAGGATATTCCCGGTGCTCACGGTGCTGTCGAACTTGATGTTGGGCATTGTCTTCCTTCCCATGAAAAAGCCCGCTGGCGGCGGGGTCGTTGCAGGCTGGCCTGCAGGTCGAGTGAGCTGAATCGGTTAAGCTGGCAAGAGCGCGTCGTCTGTGATGTCGCTCGGCGCCTGCGGCATATCCTTCAGCGCGAGCCGCTAAGATGTGCGTCTGCTTGTGCGCCATTGCGCCTCGGCCTTCACCCTGCCCACGATCCACTCGCGATTGTAGGCATAGAGGCCGTAGAGAAACACCAACATCATCGGCGCGACGACGCCAACCAGGTAGAGGAAGTCACGCACAAGCCCCGCGCCCGTGCGGACGCGCGGCAGGAAGTCTTTCAAGATCATGGGACGTCCCGAACTTATTGCCTGAAGAGGTGATCTTCTAATCTCGGTCAGCCATAAGGCCGATCACAGACTATCGCTCAGCGCGGCAGCCAGACGGGCGCCGAGACGGCGAACCTCGTACGGCCCAGGGTGCAGATCGAGCGTGGCAGCGCAGTGGTCGTAGCCCGAGAGCCCCATCGCCTCTCCATCCTCATAGAGAACCTCCGTCGAGACGTAGGGAACGTCAGCTGCCAGGGCAGCCTCCCGCAGTGCGCGTTGCGTGAACCGCCAGTTGGCGTCCGTGTGCAGAGCATGCAGGTCCGCCAAGTTGGGCCTGAAGCACCCCATGACCAAAGGCAGTGTCCCTTCCGCGAGAAATGCTTCGCAGATGTCTATGACGTTGGCCCGGGTGTAGCTCTGACCTAACTCATTCTGTCCGAACCCGATGATCGCGAAGTCTGCACCAGCGCCCGTCGCCGCCGAAAGTCTCACGCTGTCGAGGCCGTGGTAGGTTAGCGCCTCCGAGCGTGTGCCGGGGATGGACCGGTTCTCATAGCTGATCGTGCTGGAATAGCCGTCTTCGAGCGCCCGGATCAGTTCCCACACAATACCGAAGCGGGTATGAACCAAGCCGGCTCCGTCACCAGTATCATATAGAGTGATACCTGCCAGAATATCCGCGCCGATAGGCTTGTCGTGGAGCAAGCCGCCACTATCCAAAGTGCGGTCATGGTAGATGGTATTCGCTTCAGATCGAACCGCGGCCAGCGAGTATCCCCCGCCGATCTGCGCAAAGTTGCTATCGCCATAGCTCAGCAGCGTGACCGGATCGCCCGCACGCAGCTTGCGCAGCACAGGACGCAGAAGGCGGCGGTTTCGAGCATCCTCTTCGGACGCATCGGCTGCAATTGCTCGACGGACCCCTGCTGGAGACACATCCCATACTGGGATTGCCTCGTTGCCCGTGCTTGCACCCAACCTCACATTGAAGAGCGGGACGTGACCGGCCGGGGCTGTGGGGATGCGCTCTTGTGCATCGCGGTCAGTGTCCACGCCCTTCGTGACAGCAATCTCCCCGGTCGCGGGCACATAGCTCACAAGGTCGTAGCGCTGCGAAGTCCAGTCGTAGCTGACCAGAACGTCGAGATTGTCCCCCGAGGTACTCTGGAGGGAAAGACACCCGAGTTCTTCGATCAACGCATAGTCGGTGTTCTTGACCAGAACGACACCATCAGAAGCCCTCTTCACCACCACGTTGCTCATCTGCGCATGCTCTGTTCGGTTGCGCAGATAGGACCAGAGGATAGCGGCCCCGCCGCGGGGGGTCAGCGTCAGCTCTTCGTCGGTGACGGTTCCCGAGGCAGGCGCGACCAAAGACAGCCGACCGGAGAAGCGCTTCTGATCGCCGCTGCGCCCGGCGATCCCTTCGACGATGATCGCATTTCCAATGATCTCCGCGCTGGCTGCCGCGATCTTGTCGGAAATGCTTGGCGCTTGAGCAGTCTCGTAGCCATCAATCACGAGATCGAAGGGGTATCGATAAGTCGTCGAGGTGACACCAGCAGACCAAGCAACGGCGGCTCCGCTGCGCCACCATTTCCTAAGCTGATGAGTCGTAAAACCGCCATCGGTGCGGTGGGGAATGGCAGAAAGGATGCGGTTCCCAGCATCATCCTGCGCCTCCAACTCCCAGATGTGAAGCCAACCATCTTCAAACACCAACCTCGGGAATCGGAATACTACCTCTGCCATCGCGGTATCACCTGCGACCAGACCAAGTTCGGCCAGCGTGGACGTCACATCCGCGTCAAGCCGATCAAAGGTATTGCCCGGCGCCTGGGACAGCCACCATGCCCCCACAGGGCGCGACCAAATTCTAAACCGAACGCGGGTTGCTCCAGCCGCTGCCTTGAAAGGAATGCGGAAACCCGTGGCAGGCATGCCCCCAGGCGTGTCCACGCCACCGACAATTGCCTGCGCCCACGCATAGATTCCCGACGTGAACCCGAACTCGCCCTGCCCCAGCGTTGCGGCTTGCCGGAACAAGCCGACCTCAAGTGCGCCGTCAAGGCCGGTCCGCGCGTCTCGAAGCGCGTCGATATCCGAGGCCGTCGCGGAAGCCGTGGCTGGCACCGACCGGGCAAGCGTGATCCCGAGGGCCGAGCCGGTGCTCAGGTTGGCCCAGGTGGCTGGGTTTCCAGATGAACGAAAGTAGCCGCTGCGCCGCTGCGAGCCGGTTTCCGTCAACCATCCCATGCCAAGTGCATCACGCTCATCTCCTGCAGTCCGAGCGTCGATCTCGACAAGATAGCAAACGTCCTCCTCGGCCTCGAAATACTCGAGCGGAAATTCAACGGTGCGCGCAATCCCCGGAACGAGCTTGGTGTCAGACACTGCGAGGTCTCGGGTTTGGAGCAGCACGTCGCCCGCTTGTCCTGGCCCTGCGCCCTGTGTGCCTGTATCGGAAAGTGCGCGCTTCCACACCTTTACCCGAATGACTTGGGTCGTCGCCGTGACATCTATCAGCGCGCGCACCACATCAATCGCGTCCCCGACCGCAAGGTCGTTGCCGACGTCGAAACCCAGAGACCAATCGGAATAGCCCTCGCTCGCGGCGAAGAAGGAGGTAGGAGAATTTTCTGCCACCGCTATCGAGGCCACCGCCGCCGCATGCCCGAGTTCGGAGGTGCGCCTGACGGTCTGCCGGACCTTCCCCGAAATCTCTGCGTCGAGGTAGTCCTTGAGCGACTTGGGGTCATCGACTTTCACCGCCGCAATAGCGTCCGAGCCGAGCGTAAATGTATCTGGGTCAGCTACCCAGAACTTCCAGCTCTCGGCGCCATGCGTCTCCCCACCCTCTACAAGGACAGTGGTCAGATTGACCTTGGCGCTCGTGTCCATGTCAGTTGCACGGGTCCATGCGCCGGACGCGGTGACATAGATGCCGTTCTGCTGCGCACTAGACTGATTGGTCACCGCAACGCGTGATGCGCTGGTCAGTACCCCGTCGATGGTCTGCTCGCCGCTAAGCGTCACGTTTGCCGGCGCTACGAGCTCAACAGGCGCCTTCGAGATTTGACCAGCCGTGACGGTACCTTCCATAGCATCGAGACGGTCTTCAATGTCGAGCGCCTCAAGTGCCTCGACGTTCGCTCCGATCGCCAGATACTCCTCGCGGATTTCCTCGGAAAGCCTCCGCGCATCCGCCGGAACCACTCTGTGGTTCGGATCAACAGGGCTGCCTTCATAGACCTGCTGTGGGGTCTTGGTCAGTGCCATGATCTACCTCAATCTTCATCGCCCGAGATGGGCACATCAACTTGCTTGCGCGGCTTAGGGGTGACGGGCATCAGGTGACCGTCGCGGCAAAGGGACCGTCATCGTTCCCGGGCACGCCGGAGCCGTTGATCGGAGTGAACCAGTAGTAGTAGGTGTCCGCACTGAGCCCGGCGTCGGTGGCGCCGCCTTCCGTATTGGCCGGGGTGATCACAGTGCTGATGAGCGTGGCAGCGGCAAAGGTCGCCGTGGTGCCGCGCCGGACTTGCACAGCGTGCTGGTTCGGATCGTTGGCGGTGGTCCACGCCAGAACCGCCTCGCCAACGTCGCCGGTGGCGCTTGCCGAGCTCAGGTCATCTGGCGGCGTTGCATTCGCCGTGACGGTGATCTGCTCGACATCACTCCAATCTGTGCCGCGATCGCCGTTCACCGTCTTCCACTGCACGTCGAACGTGGCGCCATCCGAGACCAGCGCCGAGTTGCCGTAGAGCCGATCCATGTCGACGCTGAAATACTCGTATTCGATCGTGCCGGCAGGCGCGTAGCGGAAGCGGAACACGTCTCCGCCCCGCGCCGGGGCGTCGAAGGTCGCCGCAATCCGAACCGATGCGCCGTTGTCGGTCGCCACGGATTCAGAGGTCAGCACCACGTTTTGCGGCGGGGTCAGGCTGTTGTCGATGTTCAGCGTCGGCGTGGGCACCGGAGGGGCGCCTTCCTCTCCCTCACCTAGGGTCCAACGATCCTCGGCCAGGGGAACCACGGCGAAGGCGCAAGCCATGCCGTCAGCCTGCTGGGTGACCGGCGTGGCGATCTCATGGACCCCTGTGAATACGGCGTCATACTCGAGCTGGATGGCGCGCTCGCGCGTGGCCAAGATGCCCTTGATCGTCGCCCCAAGCGCTGCCTTCCGCAGCGCCTGCTCCCGGCCGCCGATTGCCTTTGCCAGCCGCACTGCCTGGTTGTGGTTTTGGCACCCCAGGATGTCGACGAAGAGATAGTTCGGCTCACGGCTTTCGTCGTAGAAATCCGGGTTCTTCCAAGGCGCGCAGGGCTGCTTGGTATAGTCGTGGTCCGGGCTGATGTAGCGCACCACCACGCCATCCATCGGCTGCTCGCCATCGTCGACGCTTTGCGTGGCCACCGTGAACAGATCGCGCTCGGCGGTGAAGGTCAGCGTCGGCGCCTCATACCATCCAGGAACCGGATAGGCGCGCCCTTCGTCGTCGTAGGCCACGAAGGCATCCATCGACTTCAGGATTTCCGCCTCACCTTCCTGCCGCGTCATGCTGTCGGGGATGGCCACACCGCAGCGGTAGAGCGTCACAGGATCGCCGCTCCGGTCGGTCACGGTCAAATCGCAAATGTCCGCCGCCTCAGCCACTTTCGTCCAGTTGATGTCACCGGCCGAGCGCGCGCGCCCGAACTGATTGAGCCGCCACCACGCCCAGAGGATCGCCGGATTTCCATCGCCCGCCACCCAGGTCGAGGGGTCCGCCGGATCGACGCCCTCGACGCGCACGTCAGGCACCCGAGAGAAGTTGGCGTAGACCGTGACGCCGGGCTCACCAATGCCGATCGGACCCTGCCGCCAGCGCCAGACGACCGGCTTGGCCTCGGTGGATACATCGCGGACTTTGACGATCGTGTAGCACACTCCCGCAAGGAAGAAGTCTTCCGGCAGGTCAGGGAACGCGCTGGTGAACTGGCTCGGCAGAGCGCCAGAGACCTGCCCCGCCGTCGGCGTCACCGGGAAAACGTAGGTGGACTCGCGCTTGTCCGAGCCGCCGGTGTAGACCTCTTTGTCGCCGTTGAAGCAGAAGATGTCCGTCGTGACCGATCCAACGGGAAAGCCGTCCGACCCATCCGAGATCTCGATCGGGATACCGTCGAGGAAATACTGCGGCTCGCCGAGCATCTCGGCATCGCCATGCACGACGATATACCAAAAGCTACCCTCGCCGTCGTATTCGGCGAATATGCCACCGGCGCCGCCGATCTTGACCGGTCCGCCGAGTTGATACCGCGGCGCGTCTGGCAACCGCACGTTCACCTGCGCGCGCTCAATTTCCGGCGCCTCGACCTCTGGGCGCATGAGATAGGCGAGACCGACATTCAGAAGGAGCGATCCGAGCAGCGTCTGCCCGAAGAACGATCCGATCGCAAATGCGGCGCCCGTCAGGCCACCAATGGTGCCCGCGACCGTCGCACTGACCCCAGCCGCACCCGAAGCGGTGAAGCCCGCGACAAATGCCGACACAGGGTCAGCCTGCACCAACGTCGGACTGACGACCAGCGTCGTGCAGAGCAGCACCGTTCGCATCACGCGCATTTCCAAGCCCCCAGAACCGGAGCCGGCCAATCGACCAGCCCGCGCCGCTCAAGTCGCAGCATCGTTCGTCCTCTCCCAAGGTGAATTCCCGTGATTTCATGGCCGAAGAAATCGACCACGACAGGTGCGCCGAGCACCGGGCGGTCTGGATCGAAGCCCGCCAATGTCATGCCGTGACGCATGAGCCCCAAGGCGCCGCCGTGCGAATTGCAGATGGCGTCAGCCCCTTCCCGCGTGCAATAGCTCCCGCGCCAGGGCCGCGCCGGATCAGTGCCGGTCTGATCAAGCAGGTAGTCGCACACGCTGATGATGCAGTCTGCGGTGCCCCACGCGAACGCCTCGCGCCGCCACCGCGCCCGGGCCCGCTCGACCGCGGGCGGAAGATCAGAAAACACGTTTGAAGGTCCGCTGAGCGTTCTTAGCGACGAAGGCGCAGCCGCTGTCCGAGGTCACGCCAAGACGCCGCGCACGGTCGCGCTGGATCGGGTCGGTGTAGGTGCCGCCAGGGGAGCGCGACCGCCCCGCCTCGCCGGACCGGGCAGAAACCGAGGCGGAATAGATGCGCTTGATCGTGCCGCCCTCGACTTCCTCCAGCCCCTCTGAGAAGTCCACGTTCTGCATTTTCAGGCGCCACGCGAAGCGCAGAGGGGTCGCCGGCAGCAGGCCTTCGTGCGGCAAGAAGATCGCGTGGTAGCAGGTCAGGTCCCGCCCCGTGGCCTTCGCCTGATCGGCCTTGATCGCATCGAAGGCCTCACGGTTCAGAAACGGCAGGCCAAACGTATAATTTGGCGCGGTGCCATCTCTATCATCCGAGACATCAGGCGCCTGATGCACATTGCCGCCCTCGCCATCGCGCGTGCCCAGCCATTCCGTCGGCGCGATCACCTGGCCGTCCGGCAGCGTCAACGGACCGCCCACGCCGATGGCGGTCTTCATCACGCCGACGCCGTCCCAGAGGCGGACGGGCGCTCCGTCGAAGTCATAGAAGAAGCACCGGCGGACCGAGGCGCGGATATCCCAGGCATCGTCCGCGCGCCCGAGGGCCGTGAGAAGCTCTGACTCGAAACTCACAGCAGCGCCTCCACAAATTGGAGCTCGGCGAGCGCGATCCGGTTCCGGCGGGTCAACGCGGCCAGCGCCGAAGACGCGTTCCGACAAACCGCCATGACACGCGGGCGGAACTGCATGGCATCATCCGTGGTCAGAGCGCGGCGAAGCGGTGGGCTCACCGTCACCGTCGCCACGTTGCCGGAGGCGTAGCTGACATCCATGACCTTGTGCGCGAAATCGAGCCCGTCTTGGCTGAAGCCGATCACATCCCCGATCACCAGCACCTGACCGAAAGCCGAAAGATCGGCCTGGAAGGACGTGCCGGACCGCTCGGCCGCAGACACTACCGGAGCGGTCGGGCGCCAGCCCCAGTTTTCACCGGTAGACCATGGCTCGTCATTCGACCATGGCTGACCGGCATCTGTTCCCCCGAGGTCGGAGGCGGCGACCAGCTGCACTGAGGGCAGAAGCGGAATGCGCATGATGCTACCAGCGGACAGGCGCGTGATCGTCCAGCTCGCATCCTTGTTGCGCGCACGATCCTTCCAGAACGCCGGAAAGCTCATACGCAGGTGATACCGGCCACCCGGCTCGGGATTCTCCGACAAGAACCCGCCCAGCGTCATGCCGCCCATGTCAGACGCGCCCGGAGCGTAGAAGGCCTGCCCGACATTGCAGAGCCGCGATCTCCAATCATAGATGGGGGGCATCAGGGCGCTCCGTAGATCATGTTGTTGCGGTTCCACGCTGAAAGGTTGCGCTTCACCGTGTTGACGGCAGACGCCTCGGCGGCCCGCGCGCCCTGGATAACAGCCCGTTTCACATAGGCCTGCACCATGCCGTCGTCGTCGACGCTGACGCCGATCTCACCCATGAGCACGCCCGCGGCGCCCGCCGGAATGTCGGAACGTCGCGCCATCGGGATCTGCGGCGTCGCGCCCGGCAGGACCGGCCCGCCATCGGCATAGCCCGGCATCCCCCCGCCGCTGCGGCGCATGGCCTCGACCATGCCGACGCCGCCAGCGCGGCGCACGTCGCGCTGCGACCAGACGACCTCGCCCTTGTGCACGAACCCTGCCGGCACGTGCTTCCCACCGGGGCCCGTGTAACCGCCGTCATCGTAGCCGATGCCCTTCAGGAACGCCCCGACGGGGCCGCCTAGGCCTCCGCTGGAGCCGGCACCTTCCCAGATGCGTTCGAAGTTCTTGCTAAGCGCGAGTTCCGCCAGCTTGCCCAGCACCATCCCGAGCGCGTCGTTGAAGCTATATGCGCCCGTGACCAGGCCGCTGAAGGCATCGCTCATTGTCGAACGGAAATCCTCGAGCGCAGCCTGGAATTCCTCGTGCCGCTCCTGCGCCACCGCGAGCGCAACATCCGCTTCTTTCCATTTGTCGGTGAGAGTTCGGACCTGCGTGGCCATCTCGGCCGTGATCGGCACACCCTTGTTCTGCAGCTGCTGCAGCAGTTCGGCCTCTTTCCGCGCCGCTGCAACCGCGCTGCCGTATTCATCCTGCCCGAGCGCGAGTTCATTCAGCGCGCCAGCCTCGGCCCGCATGCCCTCGATTTCTTTCAGGATTGCGTCGTCATAGCGCTCCGTCGCTTTGTCGGCGCTGGACTTGCCGCCGGTCTTCCCGGAGGCGGCGCGCCGATCATCCGCAGCGATATTCGCCGCCGCGATGCCGCGAATCTGCTCTTCGGTGAGCGTCGCGCCGGCCTTCTGCGCATCCTTGCGGACCGACGCCATTTCCTTCTCGAGCGCGAGCTGGTCTTTGGTCAGCCCCTGAAGCCGCTCCTGCTCGGCAATGAATTCCGAGCCCGCCTTCGCCGCCGCCGCATCTGCGCGCCGCCGCGCAACCTCGGCGGCGCCATCCCCGCGCCCGGGCCGGTCACCACCTTCTGCGGCGACTGCGGACGCTGTCTCCACTGCCTTCGCGCGCAGAGTGTCGAGCACACCGATCGCGTTCAGCACGTTCGCAATTAACCCCGCGAAGCCGGGCGCCGTCTTGCCGAGTTCATCGATAGCCGACTTCGCGTCATCCGCCGAGCGCTCACCCTTCTCGAATTCGTCGATGATGTCGACAATCTGGCCGATAACCGGCGGCGCGAACTGGGCCTGCGAGATGTTGTCGAGGTGATCCCGATAGCCCTGCAGCTGGTCATTCGCATCGCGCAGTGCCGGGCTGTCGCCGAGTGCTTCCTGTTCTCTCGCGAGGGCGCCAGAAAAAGAGCTCGCATCTCGGAGGCGGTCGACAAGCTTCCTCGCCTCGTCGCTGATATCCATTTGGCTGAGCGCCGTCAGCCTGGCTTGCAGCTCCTGTGCGCCAACTTCACCATCCCTAAACGCCTTTGCGATGTCCTGAACCTCGAGAAGCGCGGGAACATCTCTGGCCTCAAGGTCATTCCCCGGCCGCCAATAGCGCGCAACGCCATTGCCTGCATCTTCTCCGATTTTCCGCAGGTTATCGCCAGTATCGATGACACGATCGAGTAACTGCCCACCCCGGAGACGATCCAACTCTTCCCGGATATCCTTGACACGACGAAGCCTCTCTTCACTCGACATATCGTCGATCGACTGCGCGACTTGATCGATTGCACCCGCCGCCTGCGGTGCGTACAGACCCAGGTCTTCCATCTCGGACTTCAAGCGACTTGTCTTGTCCTCAGCATCCCGGCTCGCGTCCGCATAGAGGACCATGGCGGTTGCCGCGGTCGAACCCAAGAGAATTCCTAGCGGGCCCGCCGCAGCGGAGAGGCCACCGATCGCCGTGGCGATGCCGGAGATGCTGCTGGCCGCGCGCGCCGCTGCGACAAACTTCGTCAACGCGGCGCCCGCGAGGCCCAGCTTGGCGATCATGCCGCCGATCGAGCGGCCCAGCAGCCCCGCCGCGAAGATGCTGGCCACCTTCAGCGTCACATCCGCGACCTGGTCGAAATTGTCCGCGAGCGCTGTGAGGCCAGCGACCAGACGCTGTGAGGCAGAGAGTCCTTCGTCCGTCTCCCCGATGTACTTCGTGAACGCATTGTTCACGCGTGTGATGCCCTGATCGATTGTGGTTGCCGCGTTGGCCGCCATTGTCATGATCTTCGGCAAACCACGCAGGAAAGCTTGGAAGAAATCCTGCCCGCTAACCTTTCCTTCGGTAACCAGCTGCTTCAGCTTCGAGACCGACCCTCCCGCCTCATCAAGCCCGGCAGCGACTGCCATCAAGATCGGACGAGCACCCTCATTGATCGAATTGAACTCTTCGGCTTGGACACGCGAGCTCCCCAAAAGTTGGCCCAATTGAGTGAGCGCGCCGGAGGCCTCTGTCGCAGAGACACCGGCGACCCGCAGCGAAACCGCAACGCCATCGGAGAACTTGATGAGGTCCTGCTCGGAAGCCCTCAGATTATCGTTCGCCTGAGCGGCCTTGCCATAGAGATCAATGAGGGCGGTCACCGGCGCCGCATTGTCCTGCGAAGCCCGATAGAGTTCGTCGAGAACCCTCACTTGAGCCTGCCCCGTCACGCCCGCAACAGCTAGGGAGTTCCGAGCGCCAGTCCAAGCGTCAGCATACCGCGCGACCTCACGCACAGAGAGAGCCGCGCCGATACCGGCCAACGGAGTGATGATTGACTGCGCCGCGCTGCGACCGATCGCACCCAGACGGTTGTCCATTTGCTGGTAGCGCTTCTCGATCGCTCTCGCCTGCTTTTGCGAGACGCCAACCGCCTTGCGCATCTCGCGCTCGTACTGCTTGATGTCCGCCGAAAGCTGAACGACCAGCTTTTCTAGATCAGTTGCCATCTTTTATCCCTGGGAGGGTTCATGAAATTACGATCGCGCTTCTCCACCACCGGGTCAGCCGGCGCGGTGTTTTTCATCGGCTCAGTCGCGTTGAGCGGGTATTTCTACGTCTCGATGATGGAAGGGGTCGCCCGCGGGCGCTTTGAGCCCGGGCTAGCGACCCAGCCCATGCTCTACGTCGCGCTGACGACCATCGGGGCCCTCGGGATTGCAATGATGCTCGGCGGACGTGAGATCGTCTCTGACGACGTCATCGAGCAAGAACGTCTCGAAGCCGCCGCCAAACGGAAACCCTAACCCGTCCGCTCGATGATCCCCTTCCACAGATCATCCTCTTCCTGAGCCGAGATGCCGCCACCCTCGTCGCCGCCGTGGACCGCGTTCCAGCCCGCCACGGCGGCGCCGAACTTCCAGAGCGAGCAGGACGCGACCTGATCGGGGCTTAGGCCGACGGCTGCGCCGGTTCCGTATATTTGCGCGAACCTGAGCTTTCCTCGGGGGAGCGGTTCGCGCTCATCTCGCTTTCCCCCTCCGGCTTTTCCGGCTCATCCTCCGGCACGCCTTGGATCGCCACGCTGATGATCGAGAAGGCGAACGGTAGATTTTCGGCCAGCTGCCCGGGCCCGACATAGGCGCGGACCTTCTTCAGCGCCGGGATCGCATCCATGCCCCCGCCGATGAGCCCGAGGCGGATCACCTCGGAAACATAGGCCGGCGAAATGTCCTTCGGCGGCTGCGAGCCCATGCCGCTGGCCAGCATGGCCGACTGCAGCGCCCACTGGATGTACCATGGCCCCGCGTCGCATTTCTCTTGCAACTCTTCGAGCTGCCCGATGCCGAGGGCGAACGGGTATGTCCCGTCCGCCCAATCCAGCGTTACGCGCCCACCGCGGCTCACGGTGCGGTGGTCCGTTCGTAGGTGATCTCACCATCGGACTGCATCGAGACCGACACCGTGACCCGCTCGCCACGTGTGCCCGCCGTCTCGAAGGATTCCACGTGGAAGCTGCCGGTGTAGATGTCGGAGTCGCCGTCCGGATAGACGAACTCGACCTCGCATTCGATGCTGTCCGAGCTCGCGAGCGCGGCTTCCCACTCCGGGATCGCCGACTTGGCCAGCACACCTTCACCGCTGATCGAGCCGGACATGCTCTGTACGTCGCGCTCGATCCACGACGGCGCATCGGGATCGTCGCAGTCCGGCACGTTGGTCTCGCCGAACGTCTTGCTGCGGTTGAACGACTTCGAGGTGAACCCGCAGGGCGCGGTGAACGTCGACGTCTCAGCGCCGTCGGAAAGCCGGACAAAGAACTGCCCGAACTTGACTGTGGTGGGTTTTGCCATCGCTGGGCTCCATCAAAACAAATGGCCCACCGGAATGGTGAGCCCCACGGCTTGCCGAAGGCCATTTCTCAGCACCCTGCCGAAGCAGAAATCTATCCGTGACGGCGCGGCTACGAGCCGCGGGCTGCAGCCTTCGCCGACTCGCGGACCGCTTTGCGAACCTCTCGGCGCGCCTCTTTCCGGTTGGCGCGCCAGCTGACGTAGAAATACGGGCTAGCGGGCATCTTCACCGTGCCGAACTCCTGCCAGCGCGCGTAGAAGGCCTCTTTGTTCCCAGCGTAAATCGTGAGGATGAGGTCACCCCCAACTCCCGCTCCCTTCAGCGCGGCGAGGACGAACGAGCCCTTCGGCGCGGCACCCCAAGTCCAACCGATGCTATCGCGAAGCGTGCCGGGCGGCTTGCCGTGGGAGCCGTCGCCACTGTCGGGCGCCAGGTTCTTCATCATGGCGACGACTTTGTCTGCCGCCTCTTCCATCGCCTTCCGGACCCGCTTCTTTGTCTCGGGCGGCAGGCGCTTCAGCTTCTTATCCAGCTTTGCCAGATTGAGGATCTTCGACGGCATCCGCGCCCCCTTTGTCCGCGCCGCCGGCCTTGACCGCATAGCCCTTCGCGATCGCGGCCTCGGCGCAGGCACGGGTGACGGACCCTTCATGGCCCTCCGGGTAGCGGATCGATACGCTGGGCTTTGGTTTCCAGCGGAATGGCTTCGTGAACTTGACCGTGGGCATAGCTTCTCCCCTTCGGCGCCTTGTCAGGCGTAGGTTTCGATGATGGCACGCACGGAAACGACACCGTGGACCGTGATGCCGTCCGGGTCATCGAGGATCCGGACGCGAGAAACTTCGATCAGCGCGAGCGCATAGGGATCGGGCATGTCGAGCTCTGCCTTGTGCAGCACCGAGCGGACAGCATCGGCGACCCGCTTGAGCCGGGACTTCCGCCCGTAGTTCCGATCCCAAATGTCGATCTGCAGGACGTGCTCTTCGCCGTTGATGCAGTCGGCGTCTTCGTCGGTGCCGTCAGAAGGGCCGAAGGTGACATCCGGGTATTTTCGGCGGTCGGCCGGCGGCGCGACCTCGTAGACCCTGTCGCCCACCAGGGCGGCGACACCCGGCGCGGCGAGCAGCGTCGCCTCGACAAGGTTCTGGAAGGCCTCGGACGAACTCATGTCGCCACCCCGCTCTCGGCGGTGATTTCAAGCCAGGCCCGATCTTCCGTCGGGACGATGGCACGGACGTTAAAGATCGTGCCGCGGCGAGCGTCCTTCATCTTCCAATCCGAGGTGATCATGTCGGCGACATCGCTGCGCCTGATGGTCACGACCGCCGGCTGTTTGCCATCCAGCCGTGCGGCCTGCACAGCTTCGCCCCCGCGCAGGTACCGAATTTGCGCCCGGCAGCTATACGCCCCCTCTGACCACCCGGTCTGGAGGCCGCGCGCGTCATAAATCGGCGCATCGAAGGACAGACTGTCGACCAGCTTTGGCGCGTTCATACCGGCACAAACCTGTATTTATCGAGCATGACCATCTGAGGTGGCAGCCCCTCTTGGCCGTCGAACCAGTGCCGGGCGAGCGCGGTGACCACGAGCGTGATGTCGTCGGGCACGTCGCCTGGCGCGCCGTACCCAGCCTCGAAGCTGATCTTGATCGGCAGCGCCGCGTCATCGCTCAGGCTCGGCTCCGAGAAATCATCCTTGAAGACCACCTCTGCACCCATCGGCCCCTCGACGATCTCGAAGAGCGACCCCGCAACGCTTTTCTCGGCGCCATCAGCATCGACATATGCGATCGTCGCCGAAGCCACGTCAGGAAACGGAAGCCGCAGCCTGTAGCACCAATCGACGAACCCTTGCTCCCAGGTCTGGGTCACAAGACAGCGGCCCAGAATCCCGGCGTAGCCGTCGAGGTGCGCAATCGCCGCATTGAGATACGACTGAAGGAGAGCGTCGTCGTCATCGAAGCCGATGCGCGCATTCACCTTCAACTCCTCCAGCGTCACCAGGGGCAACGCCGGAGGGACCTTGAGCGAAGGCCGGATCATCGGATCAGGCCTGGTCTGCCTGCGGGTTGTCGTGACCCTCTCCAGCCAGCACCACAGCCGCAATGGGCGTGCCGGTACCGTGTGTGCCGGAGAAGTCCGCCAGCAGCTTGAGGTAGCGCTTACCGCCTACGTAACCGAAGCGATAGGCCGCAGCCGCGGCGTGCTCGGCGGTCAGCGCCTTGACGATCCCGCCATCGGCAACCGCATCGACGCCAAGAACGTCGGCGGCGGTCACAGCCTCATAGGTTGCGTCGTCATCGGAATGGGTGAGCTTGAACTCAACCTTGTTGGCGCCCGTGAAGGTGATGCCGCCAACCCCGACAGCAAGAACGACCTCTGCTGCGTTGTAGCCCTGAAGATCGATGGTGGGAGGCGTGTTGTCGTCGGAGAGCGTAGCGGCCGCAATCGCCACCAGCGCCGTCATTCCTGAATGCAGGTCTTTCATGGGACGAACCCCCTATGTGAAAGGTGAAGGAAGAAGGGCGGCGCGAAGCCGCCCTGCCGAGATCAGGTGGAAATCTTGAGGTGCTTGATCGCCTCGAAGTTCTGCACCCCGCCACCAACGCGCTTCGTGGTGTAGAAGTGCACGTAGGGCTTGTTGGTGTAGGGATCGCGCAGAACACGGATGCCGAACCGATCGATGATCAGGTAGCCGCGCTTGAAGTTGCCGAAGGAGATCGGGAACTTGTTCGCCGCCACGGCGTCCATGTTGTCGTCGGTGCTGACCGGCTTGCCCAGGATCGTCGGGACGTCGGCGGTACCGGCCGGAGGTGCCCAGATGAAGTTGCCTTCGGCATCCTTGAACTTGCGGACCTTACCCATGGTGGCGTCCGACATCAGCCAGCTCGCACCGTTCCGGTACTGCTGCTTCAGCGCGTAGTAGAGGTCGATCAGGCAATCTGCCGGGCTCACCGAAGAGGTGGGAGCGGCGAAACCGCCGGCATTCCCCGAGGCGACAAACCCGATCTTGCCCCAAGCGTAGCTGGCATTCGCGACGGTGTCGTAAGCCATGACGCCGCGGGGCTTGTTCACGCCATCGCCGGAGATGAAGGCGAGACCCTCCTGCTCGGCGAATTCGGTGGAGACCTCATTGGCGAGCCACTGGGCGATATCGAGGCGACTGTCGTCGAGCGCCTTCTGCGTCGCCGCGGGGTTCGCGTAGAGTTCCTGCGTGTTGAAGATCAGCTCACGGAGGGTCGGCGTGCCGGTCTCATCCCGCTTCTCCTTCTCGCCAACCCAGCCGGAGCCCGCGCCGCCCATGCTGACCAGTTTCTTGTAGGTGTCGGTGCCGATCGACATGACCGTCGCCAGCTCTCGCATGGCCGAGATCGTCCCGACCACACGGTCAATCTCAGTCGACATCTCTTCGGGCACCAGGTAGCCGCCGTCCGGATCACTCTCGGTGGTCAGCGCGGCCTTGACCTCGAGGTCGTGCAGATTTGCATCGATCGCGCGCTCGCCGCGGCGGAACCACGAATTGAAAGCGGTGGAATGCGCCGCCACGTCCGGGTCCACGCCCGCGCCGCCGTTCCCGCCGGTCCGCAGCGCCGCCAGAGTCGAGTTCGCCTCGTCGAGCGATGTCTGAAGCGCGCTGATCTCGGTGTTGATCTTGTCGATTTTCTCCGAGCGGACAACGTCCTGCTGACCTTTCTTGAGGTCTGCGATTTCGGCCTCGCGCTCGGCCTTGAATTCCTCGAAGGCGCGCTTCATGTCCGCGAGCACTTGAGTGGGGTTCGATGCGTCCGCACGCACCATGACGATCCCGCGCGCCTTCGGCGCCGGGGTGAAATGCTTGGTCATCGGAATGCTCCTTTACGACCGAATGAGGTTGATCAGCTGCTGAGCAGCGGGGGTCCAATCGCCAGCGTCGTGCGTGACGTTGGGGGCAGCGTCGCGCGTACCCCCCTTTAGATCGCCCAGAAGCGCACGGCGTTCTGAGCGAGGCAGGCCAGCTTTCGCCAGCAGCGTATCCACCTTCTTGGTGGAATTCTGAGTGCGGCTCTTCGGCTCGCCTTCGGCAATGGCATCGGCCGGCAGAAGGCCGTGCGCGAGCCCGAGCTCGACGGCCTGCTCGCCGTTGAACCAACTCTCGCGATCCATCCATTCGGCGACCTTCGTCTTCTCGGCGCCGCACTGCGCGGCATAGACCGAGGCCATCGCGTCGTCGAAGGGCTCCAACACCGCAGCCGCATCGCTCATGTCGTGCCGGTTGCCGATCGCGACCACCCACGCATTGTGGATCATCAGGAACCCGGCCCGGCCAATCTGGATGTCGTCGCCAGCCATGGCGATGACCGACGCGGCGGAGGCGGCCAGACCGAGGATCCGCACATGGACCTTCTGGGAGTGCTGGCGCAGCATGTTGTAGATCGCGACGCCCTCGAAGAAATTGCCGCCCGGCGAGTTGATGTCGACGTAGACCTCCTGGTCACCGATGCGCCGCAGCGCCGCGGAAACCCGGCGCGAGGTGACGCCCTCCCCGTAGTAGTCTTCCCCGATCACATCGAGGATCGAGATGGTGTTTTCTGGCGCCTGTGCGGCGGATATGCCCGAACTCCAGCGGTCGAACGCCTCGGGGTCCGCCTCGAAGGCGAAGGTGTCGGGCATGCGCCCGGCCCGAATTTCAGGCAGGCTCTTTAGGGTCATCGAGATCACCTTCTTTCTTGTCGGTTTGGCCAGCGGTGTTCGGCGGGTCATAGTAAACGCCACCCTTGCCATCCTGGCGGGGGTTCTCGTCTTCGCGGGCCCGCACCTCGTCCGGGCTGTAGACACCCCACTGGAGCATCTTCACGTAGTGTTCGGTGCGGGTCTTGATGTCGCCCCGGACAAGCGCCCGCCGGTTGAAACGGGTGTAGACGTTCGGCTCGCGGATCAGATCGCGATTGGAGGTCTCCTCCCAGGTCGTGAGGTGGTCCTCGAGCGTGTACGTCACGAACCCGATCGACTGCTGTTCGATGCCGCTGCCCCAGCTGGTGCTCTTCTCGGTGTCGCCAATCATATGCGGCGGCACACCGAAGAACATCGCGATGTCGGTGCGCGAGAACTTCCGGCTCTCGATCCACTGGGCGTCTTCGGCGGTCATCGACAGCTGGTTGGTGTCCATTCCCTCTTCGAGGATCAGGGCCTTCCCCTCGCTCTCTCCGCCCTGACGGTATTCGTCGAGGCTGGCGCGCAGGAATTCCAAGCCTTCTTTCCCGAGCTTGCCCGGGTGCTTGAGCACGATGCTCGGGCGGGCCGAGTTCTTGAAGGTGGTCGCGCCGTGGCGCTCTTGAGCCATGCTGAGGCCGATGGTCTCGCGGGCATAGGTAATTGCCGAGACGCCGGTCACACCGTCCAGGGTCAGGCCCACGAGGTGGAAAACCTCTTCCTGTTTCAGCGGTACTTCGCGTCCATCGCGCCGGGTATAGGTGTAGCGCAGCGACAGGTCATCGGCCTGCTTCACCTTCATCCGGTCTGGGTCAAGCGGCAGAAGCGCGATGACCCGGTTCCGCGACCAGACGATCTGGGCGTAGGCGTTTCCCCGCAGCAGGATGTGCGCCTGCATCATCCGCTTGAACTGCGACGGTGTTTGCCAGCCGTTCGGCTTGCGCCTCAGAACTGACCAAAGCAACAGATCGGGACGGTTCGTCCTGGTATCGTCGTTGATCCGCTCCTTCACATCGATCGGCAGGTTCGCCACGGCGCCCGAAATGAGCCGGACGCAGGCATAGACCGCCGCCACGCGCATCGCTGTATTCGCCGTCACCGGCATCCCGGCCGCATTCGACATGCTCTGATGCCGGATGGCATCGGCAAGCTCGTCGGGCGTATTCACTTGGCGCCCGCCGTCTTTCCTCTGTGTCGCTACCCGGGGGCCGCGAAACCAGTTCATGAAACCCATGTCGGCCCCTTCAGATTACCAGAGCACCGCGGCTGGCGTAGACACTGGGCCCGCCACTCGCGACCGGGTTCCAGCTCATGAGCATCACGGCGTTGAACATCGCCATAAGCGGGTCGATCTTCGCCGATCCGCTCTGCGCCTTGGTCACGATCACCGCGTTGCCCCGCGCCTCGACCTTCGCGTTGCCGACGCACCAATCCATGATGCGCTGACCGCAGTGGGTCATTGACCCATTCTTTAGCTTGACGGGCGCGCTTTTGATCGCCGCGTTCAGCTTGTATCCTTGGCTGATCGGGCGGATATCCTCGATGCGGAACCCCGCCTCTATCAGCGCGTCGATGATGCTTCCGACCCCTTCGGGGTCCATCCCGATCGAGTCATCTTCGGGCAGCAGGCCCGCCGCTTTCAGCTGGCCGCAGATCTCGACAATCTCCGGGTTCGCCTCAGCCTCGATGTTGTCGACCAGAACCAGCTCCCCCGCTGCATCCAAGTCTTCGAGCTCCGGCGCGATGCTCTTGCGAAGCTGCAGAACATCCCGATCTGCCCAAGCCTTCACCCATACCTGCCAGACCTTCGTCTCGGCATGGCGCCCCATGACGCACAGGCCGAGAAGGTCATCGAGACCGCCGCCGTCGACGCCGACGACACAAACGTCGGAAGTGGCCATGACTTCGGCCAAGGTTAGATCGGACCGCCCCGCCTTGGGCCAATAATCAGCGCCGACCCACCGGTCATCGTGAAGGCCCAAGCCGATCTCGATATTGAGGTGCTGGGAAACCCAGACCTGCTCGGCCTCCGGCGAAACCGAGCCGTTGTTCGTGTAGTCGTCTTCGAGGCGCTGCCGACTGATCGACCGCCCGAGGTTGGGCAGCAGGAGCGTCCAGTTCTCCCGCTTCCGCCAGAAAGCCTCAAGTTTCTGGAGCTTCTCCGGGAACTCGTAGAGCACCGGCAACATGATCGGCGCCCTGCCCGCCTTGCCGTCCCGGATCGCCCGAGCCTTCTGTAGCTCGGACTTCCAGATGCCCGCCGGCCGCTTGTCCGACTGGGTGGTGATCATCATGAGCTGTCCGCCGTTCATGGTGATGCCGCCACCCCTGATCTGCTGCATCACCTGAATCGCCGCCGACTTTTTCCCAAGCTCGTGCAACTCGTCGATGATCGTCATGACCGGGATTTCCCCCGTGACGATCGAGGTGTCGAAGGTCTTGACCTCCAGCTTCGCCCCCGTCTTCCGGCGGCTGATCGTCTTGATGTGATCCTGCACCTTGAAGATCAGCGCCAGGTCTTCGTCTAGCCGGATCATCGCCTGTGCCTGGTCGAAACACCGGGACGAGATGTTCTGCGACGGCCCGATGAGCAGCATCTGACCGTTCGGTACCTCGCAGAGGTAAAGGGCCGTCAGAGCAAGCGCCGCCGTGTAGGTCGACTTGCTATTCTTCTTCGGCACCATGCACAGGCATTCCCAGACAAGGCGTTCCTGCGTTCCCGGGTCCTCGCTGGCAAGGAAAGCCGCGAGGATATCCTTGAACCAATCTCCGCAGGCCTCGCGCATCGGCGGGTTGCCTGGCACGTCCGGCAGGCGAAGGCGGTTGAAGAAGGCCAGGGCCTTCGCCGCTTTGGCCTGGTTCAGCGGAACATCCGCCATCGGCGTCTCGCCGGCCTTCAGCTTCGCCCACCAGTCCGGGCAGGCGAACCGCGGGGAAACCTCAGTGGCGTTTTCCACTGGTGGCCTCCTGCTCGAGCTCAGCCATCAGCAACGCGTCGGCCTCCTCTGCGGCGATGGCATCGGTCTGCTTCTTCCCGAGCTTCTCTTCCTTCTTCGGCTCGTCGCGATCGAGGCGCCCCATGCGCTCCTCGGCCCGCATCGTGTCATTCTTCTCGACCAGCGTCTGAAGAAACCGCATTGCGCCGACGTTGCCGCCGTCGAAGGCCGCGGTCGCCGCGACCTCAAGCTGCCGCGCCACCAGGCGATCTCGCTGGAAGTCCCGCTCCTGAAGCTCGGATCTAAAATACCGCTTCAGCGTCGGCTCCGAGATGTGTTTTCCGGTCCGCGGATCGATGATGCAACGCGCGATCCGGGAGTTGGACCAACCCATAGCCAGCAACATACTGACTTTACGTGCATTTTCTTCGGTCCGTTCGAAGGGCGGTCGGCCCCTCTTGCCTTTGCGGCTGAAGATGCGATTGCCCCAGAGGTCGACCTCGCAGGAATTTTCATCGTCAGACACAAAAAATCTCCGAATGAGGGGGACGCGGGTCTAGGCCGAGAAGGCCCCCTGAAGTTTCGAGGTACCCCCCCACCTGATCTGAAAATAAGAGAATTAAGCTAAGAGAATTAGGCTCTTGCGCCGTCCGACCTCAGGCCAGACCGCGCCGCTCAAGGCTCTGCTTCTCCGCGTCGTGCCATTCCTTGCTGACCGACTGCAGGTTCTCTTCATCCCAGAACAGATCAGGGTTGCCGCGATGCGGCTTGATGTGGTCGACGACCGGGCTGTTCGGCGCAGGATACTTGCCGATCAGCATGACGCCGGTCTGCCGACAGATGAATTGGTCGCGCTCGAGCACCTTCATCCGGAGCCGCTGCCATCGCGCCGTGTTCAGCCAGTCCTTCGAGCGCCGCGCCTTGTCGTCGCCCTTCGGCGGCGCCGACTTCCGCAGCCGAGAGGCAGGCGCGCCAAGCCGCGACGGCAGGCCGCGTCCGCTCAATCGTCCCATGCTGTCTCCGGTGGATAGGCCAGCCCACCGCCGCTCAAGCGGACCCGCGCAAGCGCAGGCCCTCACGGCGGCAGGCTGAACGAGAAGCGCCCGGCAGCGGGGTCTCCGCTCCGGGCGCACTTCGGTTCGCAGGCAAGATGTCAACAGAGTGACTTTGAAGTCAAGATACTTTCTGCGAGCCAGCAGGCTACGTGACAGTGGGCCGAGTTCCTGAAACGCTCCAAGCCGTTGGAATCACTATTCACGAGTTGCTCAAGTCGACATGCTTAAGAAGTTGCAACAAGGCCATTTCGCGATAGCACTACTCGTATTGATCATAGCGCTAGCTATGGCTGTCTTGATCTGGGACCTATCCGCGAGGCTAACCGAGCAGCGAGTACGCAATGAAGAAGGCGCCAAAGCCTCCCGCGAACAGACCACAGAACGGATAGAGCTCCACTGCGGGGCCAACCTTTCTCCGACGCTCCTCCGTCGCTGCTTGGAGGATGAAATAGAAGCCGGCGAGGATGCAAAGCGCGCCGAGCGCAACCTTCAGTCCCAGGAAGAGGTGGCTCTGTTCACACGTATAATGGGATACACCGGGGTCGCAGGCAGTGCCGTCGGCTTGCTGTCCGTATTTTTGGTCTACTTCACGCTGCGCGAGACCCAGAGAATGGCGAGAGACACCAGACAGATTGGTGAGGCTCAGGCCCAGGCTTACGTAACCGCGAGCGAGGCAGAGTTTGTCTGGGGAGGGCCGTTTCGGACCGCACCGGAGATCTTGATCTTCTTCGAGAACTCCGGGCAGACGCCAGTCAAATGGTTCCAATTCAGGGCGTTTCCCATGGTTTATGCCCACGATTCCGCTGGCACCGACGGATTTCCGAAAGATTGGCCTTCCGACGCCGATCTTGGAACGTTTTCGAACAAATGGAGCAACCTGGGCCGCTCGGAGAAGAGCAGATCGGTGAAGATGTACTTGCGGCAGTATGGGATTTCTGCGGAAGATTTGGCTACCCTCCGACACGTAGGCTCCAATGTACCGACTCATGGGATCGCCGTGTTTGGTGAGGTCAGGTATTGCACCTTCTTCGGCGACGTTTTTACCAGCCAGTTTGTTTTCGGGCGCCGTGTTCTGGAAGAGTTCGTACCAGACACCGCATCTGCCGCTGATGGCGAAGAACCACTTGCACGCCGAGGTCGACCCCAGCGCATGAGCGCTGTTGCCTTCGACCTGAAAGCTTACCATCGCGAGAACTAGGAGAAACACGTTGGTCATCCGCCTTCCCTCCAGGGCGCCAACGGCGGCAGGTCATCGTTCACCTCGAACGCTGTCAGCCCCCTGATCTGAAAGGTGCTGCGCAGCTCGAGAAGCGCACCACGCCATTCCAGCCACGCCCGCCTCTGTGAGGCGACATCTCGGGCTGTCCCGGTGTACCGAACCAGGCAGACGTAGCCGTCGTTCTTGCCGAGCTGGCTCTGCGGCCAGCGATGCATGTTGCCGTCCCCGGCCCAGAACGTCCGCTCGGCATAGACGCCGTGCTTGCACCGGCGGACCGCCGCGGGCTCGCACTTGGCATGAGGCTGGCAATCGACCTCAGGCCACTGGCCGGACTGAGCTAGGCTTGCGATCCAGACCGCCATGCGCCGGCCACCCACCGCTTCCGGAAGCGCGGCGAGCGCCGAAGAGACGAGGTCAGCGTCCGGATGCGGCTCGGACCGTCCGCCGCCATCGACAGAGCAGCCGAGATTGTGCCGCTGCATGAGGGTGTATTCCATGCCGACACCGGGCCGCTCGCCCGCCAGCCGGGAGAGTTCATCAAACTCGATGCTTATCTTCTCTCGCTGGAAGGCCCAAACCAGAAGCTCCCAGATGCTTACCGAGCGCTTCACCGCGCGCCCGGGACGAACCGCGCCAGCCGAAAGAGGAGCCATCATCATGCCCCTCCCTCCGGAAGCAGGGCTATCGCGCGCCGCTCCATGCCTTCGTACCAGCGCAACCATTTCAGATCGTCGTCGCGCGTCATGCCCCGCCTCACCCGATCCTGACAAAGCTCGCGCTGCCGTTCCCATTCGTGTGCCCGCTCGCGGATGATCCGCCGATCGCCATCGCTCAGCGGCGGGCGCTTGCGTTTCTCGAGGAAGGCGAACTCCGCGACCAAGACGCCCTCGGCCAACGCCGCGGGCCCGCGCGCCGAGCCGAACCAGCTGATGATCGTCGGATGCTCCTCAACAGGGCGCGGTGCGACAGCCTCGGCCAGTGCCGTGATCGTCGCCATCGACGGCCAAGCATCCCGCGTCTTGCCCTCGCCGCGATACCGCAGCATGTCGCGCAGCGTCCCGAGCTGCTCATCCGACATGTAGGTCAGCGCGTCCGCCAGCTTCACCAGGAAGGCGTCGTGCTGCTCGAGCTTCACGTTCCCCGGCTTCCGGAACCCGTGCTCGGTCAGCGGCTCGATAAGCAGGCGCCTCGCCCTGCCCCGTTTCGTTTCGGTGGTGGTCTGCTCTTCCGTCATGGCCATCGCCTTCTCTCTGCCTGCTCTGCGTTCGTCCTCGCCACCGCTGCCTGTCGCGGTATCAAGGTGTTTTTTAGTGTTCGGTATTTTGTTGTTTTGTCCTGTAGGGCAGTCACACCCATGGGCCCAAAAAAGTGGGCACGAAGCCCATGCATCACTGTGCCGTCACTGCGATATCACTGTGATCGTCACAGCGCGTCACACCGCATCACACGCCTCCGGGAGACCCCCGGAGGCCGTTTATTCTTGGAACCTCGCGCGGTATTCCGACCGCTTCCTGCATCGCCACGGACACGTTCTCGTCCGTGCAGTAGAGGTTCGCCTGATCGAGGAAGATGGAGACAGCCTCGACCACCGTGCGGCTCTCCCAGGTCGACTGAGGCCAGCCCATCGCCTTGAGTTTGATCCGCACCCGATTTCGCAGCGAGGACAGTCGGCTTGCCTCGCGGGCCTGATCACGCCCCCTCTTGCGTCGATGCATGTCATGAGCGATCTCGGCGATGACCGGGTGCGCGAGGCGCTGCTTGCGACCGGGCGCTGCACCAGAAATCTCGACCGGAACGAAACCGTAGAGCGCCCCAGGTCGCACCGCGCGCCAACCGGCGACGTCCGGGCCAAATCCGGCGATCTGGGCGAGGCGCACATCATCATCAGGAAGCGTGCCCGCTGGATCCTCTTTGAAGCTTCCGACCCAAAGCAGGAGCGCGGTCCCGATATCACCCCGGCGCCCCTCGGCAATCGCGTGCGCAACGAAGTCGGAGGCCATCAGGCGGTTGATGTAGAGCGGAATCCACTCATGGTTGGAGAGCGTGTCGCCGTATTGCAGTGGGTACCACCACGTCTCGCTGAGAACATCCATCAGAACTTTCCTTTGCTGGGCAGTGCCCGCGCCCGGAGCGCCCAATAGGCCGCCATCTCGAGTTCGAGCGCATATTTCGCTGTCGCAAATCTGGACTCGTCACTCGCAAGCCGGGCATCAATGACCACGCGAGCGCGGCCATGAGCCGGGCCGAGATCGTCGCCCGGAGCTGCACGCGGATAGCTGTCGAGCGCGTCGCTGAGCGCGATGATGCTGTCGGCGCAGGCTGTCATGCCGCCCTTGCGCAGGGCGAGAGCGGTGGCAGCGCTTTCGAAGCATTCACGAGGGCTGCGATTCATCGACCCGCCCTCCGCGCTACGCCGCCGGTCATTCCGGCCCGATGAAGCATCCGCCAAACGGTTGTTCGCCCGACGCCCAAGGCGGTCGCGATGTCATCCAGCTTTGCGCCGGACAGCCGCATCTTCAACGCGCGGGCATCGCCGCCCTTGCGAACACGGGGCCGAGCGCCGTTGGGAAGAGGATCACCCTCTCGCTTGAGGGCGCGCAAGAGGCGCGCCCGACTGCATCCGACCCGATCCGCGACATGCTCGAGCGACAGTCCGGAGCGCCGCAGCTGGCGGGCCTCCCGCATGTCGATCGACGTGGCTTCTGCATTGCGCATCCCTGTCACCAATAGGCAGCGGACAGGTCCGCCCCCCCCTCAGCCGCTTCATCCGCCTCTTTGACGCGGTTGGTGCGGACCCGAACCTGGTGGCTCGCGAGGCCGCTGGACTTGGCAATGTCTCCGCTGGATGTGCCGCCGGCCCGGCTATTTACGAGCGCGAGGAGAGCTTCATCGTCGGAACGTGTCGGGATGCGATAGGCCATGGGCGTTCCTCAGAAGAAGGCCGGGGCCGAAGCCCCGGCAGTTCCAACAGGGAAACGCGGGGCATTCAGCCGCACGCGGCCCCGCTTCGCGCCTTGCAACGGGCGGAGGAGCGCCCGCGCTACTGAATTGCGGTGCGGGCCAGGACCCACCCTTGCGATGCCGGGCGGCGTCATGCCGCCCTCCGCTCGCCTATTTCCGCCTGAAGCGCCGACGACAGGGCCGCGCCGTGCTCGACCATGGCGATCAGAACCTTGTCCGCCGACGGGCGATTGGTGGCGTTCCACCAGTTGCAGGCGGTGGAGAACCGGACCTCGAAATGCGCAGCGACTTCTTCCGGGTTCCGGAATTCCGCGTGCAAGAACCGGCACCAGACCTCGGGCGCAGTCACCCGGACGGCGAACCGGTCCAGAATCTTGGGGCGGGACTGGCGCGGCGTCCGCGCGGCAGGTTGGGCGCCTGTATTGTCTACAGCGAGATGGAGTTTTGGCATGAACATGTCCTCAGGCGGCGGACCTTCCCCGAACCGCAACACGCGCCCGGGCAAGTTCCTCGAATGTCAGGGAGTGGCCACGCCTCTTTGCCGCTTCCACGATCTCAAAATCGTACTTCGCGGGTATGCTGCCGCGATGCTTCCATGCGGCGACCGTCGAGTACGGCTTGCCGAGGTCCAAAGCGAGCTCTGCCATGTTCGGCCAAATGTGGGAGATGTGATCCATAACCGCCATGGCTACGCATCTTGCGTAGTTTAGTCAATACGCACTTCAATAAATGCGATCCGCAATCTGTTTATCTACGATGGAGCATCATGAAATGAGGCTCACCGTGCTCGAAGACCAAGGCGACTCCCGAGACGCAGTTGCGGCTCGCATCTCTCGCATCCGCGAACTCAGCGGACTCAACAAGAAAGACTTTTCGTCTCGCCTGGACATGTCTCCTCAAGCGTGGGGTGATTATGAAAACGGCAAGCGCGACCTTCCGCTATCAATCGCAAAGAAGCTTCGCAGCGTCTACTCTGTGCCACTTGAGTTCACATACTTTGGTATCAGGTCCGACCTGCCGCACAGGATCGCGACTGAACTGTAAGGCAGCCCTTCAGTAAAATCGGCCCAAAAATCCAGAGGCAGCCCGGACGATTTCCGCGCCGCCTTCAGCAGCTTTAGCAAGCATTCCTCGGCTTTTTCTGAAGAATTCGACACGCCTCACCCCGTAAAATGTTCTCATTCCGTTCACGTTAGGCACCCGACTCACGCTAGGTCAAGAGGCGCTGACGTGAACCGGCATCAGCGCTTAACGATAGAAAGGCGCCGGTAGTAGCGAACCCGATAACTACGCATATTGCGCATTTTAATGGTTGACACTACGCATTTTGCGTAGCTATTTGTAGGCACATCTGCCGAAGGCGCACCAGCCGATCGCGGACAAACCTTCATTTGGAGACGCTATTATGCCGGACCAATCGAACCAACAGTTCAGCGCCATCGCCGCTGGGCTTACAAACCCAGAACTCCCCCAATCCCTCCCTTCCGCCGCGCACCAGCTTTGGCTGACTGCCAAGGAACTCCACGGCGCGCCGATTGACGGCGAACGCCTGCAGCGCTTGGAAGCAATGCCCTCCCATTACCCGACGGCTCCCGCTGGCGAGGCCGCGCTCGGCGAGGTCGCAGCCGGCCTTGAGCGGGCGCGCCCTGCGATAAGCAAGGCCGTCGAGGAAGCCCGCCCAAAGCACGACGCGCGGCGCGCAGGCTTCCTGACCCGTTTTCTTCCCCACCATCCGGGCGGCGACGCGGCGTGAGCCGCGTCCATCGCTCGACATCACCCCCGCGACCCCATGGCAGGCGGCATCCCGATGCAGGCACGTTCATCCTCCCTCCCATCGCCTGAGCGCGGAGAGGCAGCGAGAGCAGAAGCCACCACTCACGGACACCACGCCCTCTGTCTCTCACAGGCCCGCGCAGTCGTCGCGGATTTCGCCTGCCATGGGATCGCCGAGATCACCCGCGCCTGCGCGGTGATCGCGGATCGCACAGACGATCCCAGCGAAGCGCATTCGGCCCGCGCGCTGCGCGGCATTCTGGAAGGAGAGTAGACGTGATCAGCAACGCCATCCGCCACCGCGAGCGGTATCTCGACGATTTTTGCAGAGGCATGTGCTGGGGCCTCGGCTTCGCGCTCGGCGCGGCCTGCGTCGGAATCTTCGCGGTCGTGGTGCCCTTTCTCTGATGGGGGATCATCCGAACCCCGATGATGTCTTCCGCGCCAACTCGAAGATCGCGCGGGACGCTTTGGACAAGCTGGCGAGAGAACTGCGCACGGAAGACCAGCACGACCGCGCGGCGATCTGCGAGAGTGCCAGCCGGGTGATCGACACCACCAGCCGGGGCTACATGCTCGCGACCGAAGAGATCAGGCGGCTCAGCCCGATCGAGGATCCTTTTTGGATGGTCTGCCGCAAGCCTCGACACCTTGACGCGAAGACTGAGCCGAAGCGCCGGTTTCCCCGCATCGAGGCTGCACGTGATGAAGCGCGCCGACTGGCATGCGCCCTCGGCGTTTCCTTCGTCATCCTGGTCGCGATCGAGGAGATCGCACCGCAGGACACCAAACCGGGGCGCCTGCCCCACTGAATGCAGGGCATCCCGCCCGCATCCCCTGCCGCAACCCGAATTGCCTCGCTTTCCCCCAAGCGCCAGCGGCAGGGGCCACAACTCCCGCTCGAGGATCGAAGATGCTCATGACCCAGACGACCGACTTCCAGAAGGACTTCGCGAAGGCCAGTCCAGAGCAGATCGTGGCCGCTGCCGCGGTTGTCGTGGATGAGCTTTCGCACCAGGCCGCAAAACTCGTCATCGAAACCCAGAAGGCCTCGACCAGCTACCTGCAGCGCAGCCTCTCGATTGGCTATAACCGCGCAGCTCGCCTGATGGAGCACCTCGAAGCCCTCGGGATCGTCACCAGCGCCGACCATGTGGGTCAGCGCGAGGTTGTCATGACCGAACTGCCGGAGGAACTGCGCGCCGCCGAGATGGCGCGCACGGGGATGAACAAGCGCGCTCCGATGAAGGAGACCGCCGAAGACGTCGAGGTGAAGAACAACGCCTACGGCGTCGCTGCCGGCGAACTGAAGCAGTTCATCGAACGCTTCGAGCGGCTCGAGATCGAGAAGAAAGAGATCGCCGACCAGCAGAAGGAGGTCATGGCCGAGGCCAAGGGGCGCGGCTACGACACCAAGGTCATGCGTAAGGTGATCGCCCTGCGCAAGCGGGACCCGGATGACGTCGCCGAGGAAGAGGCGGTGCTCGAGATGTACAAAGCCGCGCTGGGGATGGACTGATGGAGACGTTCAACCATCTCCCGCCCGAACATCTGGAAGCCGTCGGACAAGCGCGGCTTGGCGCCAGCGCGCCCCGGAAATCCGCAGCCTTTCCGCCCCTCAGAGATCAAGAGGGCCAGGTCTTCGGCGAGGGCTCGCAGAGGCAGCCCCGCGCCGCGCGCGCGCCGTTGCCGTCGGGCTGGTGGGCAGCGGTCCTGATCTTCGGCATCATCGTGACCGGCGGCATGTGGGTGATCTGCGCCGCGGTCGAGCAGCTTGGCGTGACGATCCGCGCGATGGCGGCGTTCCTTGAGGCGCTCTTCTGATGCGCGACACCTTCGACTTTCCCGAACTGCCCGACCGCGCCTTCACCGGCCTGCCGCTGATCGTCGACAGCTTCGCCGGCGGCGGCGGGGCCAGCACCGGCATCGAGATGGCCCTTGGCCGCGGGCCCGACATCGCGATCAACCACAACCCGGCGGCGCTGGCGCTGCACGCGGCGAACCACCCCGACACGCTGCACCTGTCCGAGAACGTCTACCGCGTCGATCCGCTCGACCACCTCGCAGGCAAACACATCGGCCTGATGTGGTTCAGCCCGGACTGCAAGCACTTCAGCAAGGCCAAGGGCGGCAAGCCGGTGGCGCGCAACATCCGCGATCTCGCGTGGATCATCCCCGGGTGGATCGAGCGCATCCAGAAGAGCGGTGGGCGCGTCGACGTGGTGCTGATGGAGAACGTCGAGGAGTTCGCGGGCTGGGGGCCGCTGATCGAGACCGAGCGCGGGCTGGTGCCCTGCCCGGCGCGCAAGGGCGAGACCTTCGCCGCTTGGTGCAAGGCGATCCGCAAGCTCGGCGGGAAGATCGAGCGCCGCGAGCTGCGCGCCTGCGACTACGGCGCCCCGACGATCCGCAAGCGGCTGTTCGTCGCCATCCGCTTCGGCGGCAAGCGCATCGTTTGGCCCGCGCCGACGCATGGCGCGCCGGACTCGGAAGAGGTGAAGGCGGGAAAGCTGCTGCCGTGGCGCACCGCTGCGGAATGCATCGACTGGTCGCTGCCCTGCCCGAGCATCTTCGACAGCAAGGCCGAGATCATGGCCAAGCATGGGCTGCGCGCCGTACGCCCGCTGGCCGTCAACACGCTCGCCCGGGTCGCCAAGGGGCTGCGCCGCTACGTGCTGGACGCCGAGCGCCCCTTCCTGGTCAACCTGACCCATGGCGCGCGCACCGAGGTTCTCGACGATCCGCTGCGCACCGTAACCGGCGCGAACCGCGGCGAGAAGGCACTGGTCACCCCGACGCTGGTGAACGTTGCGAACGGGAAGACCACCGGGCGCGCGCCGAACACATGGCCAGCAACCGAGCCAGTCCGGACCATCACAACCGCAAGCGGCTACGCTCTCACGGCCCCAACCCTTATGCGCCACTTCGGTGCATCGGTGGCCGCCGACATCGGCGCCCCGGTACCGACGATTGTGGCCGGCGGTGGCGGCAAGACAGCACTCGTTACGCCCTCGATCGCCAAATTCATGACGGGCGCCACCGGCAGCGACATCGCGGCCCCGCTCCCAACGGTCACCGCCAACAGCTTCCTCAAGCGCCCGGGCGGCGCCGCTCCGCTCGGCATCCTCGCGCCCCTGCTGGCCAGCCTGAAGGGCACCACGCGCCGCATGGGCCCCGTGGCGCAGCCTCACCCCACCGTCTGCGCCGAAGGCAACCACAGCGCCGTCGTAGCGCCAATGCTGACCTATGCGCAGCAGGGCGGGCGCTGCCGGTCGATCGAGGATCCGCATCACACGATCTGCGCAAGCAAGAAGGATCAGAACAGCATGATCGCCGCGACGATGGTGCATGTCGGGAACGGCGAACGGAAAGGACAGGCACCCCGCGCGCTCGACATCACCGCGCCGCTGAACACCGTCGTCGCCGGCGGAGTGAAGCAATACCCGGTCGCCGCCTACCTCGCCCAGCAGAACAACGACCTGCTGGGCGTGCACCCGGGCCGTCCCGTCAGCGAGCCGATCTCGACCGTCACGAGTTCCGGCAGCCACCAGACGCCCGTCGCCGCATGGCTGGCCAAATACTACGGCACCGGCGACGGCGCCCCGGCACATGAGCCGATGCACACGGTCACCACCAAAGACAGCATGGGCCCGATGCAGGCCGCGCTCGCGGCCCCGCCCTTCGACGAGGCGCACGCGCCGCGGGCCCGCCAGGTCGCCGAACTGCTGCGTCAGCACGGGCTCTGGGATGATCGCGAGTTCGTCACCCTCGAGATCGGTGGCACGTCCTTCGTCATCGTTGACGTGGGCATGCGGATGCTCACCCCGCGCGAGCTCTTCAACGCGCAAGGCTTCCCAGCCGACTACGTGATCGAGGGCGTCTGGCACCAGCGGGACGGCGAGTGGGAGTTCGAGGCCTTCCCGAAGGACGTGCAGGTTTCCTGCGTCGGGAACAGTGTCTGCCCGCCGCTGGCCGAAGCGCTGGTGCGGTCGAATTGCGCGCACCTGGTCGAAGCTCGGGAGGTAGCGGCGTGAGCGTTTTTGCCACCAAAAGCCCCGGAATGGGGCAAGTGTCCAAACCGGGGCGACTGGTAAAACATAATCAATGGCTTCAATTCAATGCCCTCCCTCTCAGCACCGGGGAAATTCCGGCGTTCGTGACCAAGATCTCTGCGGGCGCGTCAGTCCACTCACGGACCTCGGCTACCCTTCGACAACTTGTCATCCCAATCCACAAGACTCAGCCGCCGGTTGCCGAGATTTCTGAGGACGACAACCTGCGGAAACCAGAGCCACAATTGGTTGCGGGTGGGGCAGAAATGCGACCGATGAAATTTAGGGCACCGCCAAGTCCAGCGCTCCTTCACGCCTTTTCCTTAGCATGACCGACCTCCTCACCGCTTTCGTCATCATCTGCGTGCCGATCCGCGTCGCGCACATGCTGATAGGGCTCCCCGCCGCCAGAGCGCGCCGCCGGCGCATCCAGCAGTTCTACCAGCCCAACTAACCCCAATAGAAGGAGCCAGAGGCATGCCCCCCGTTCGCATGGCCCATGTGCAGCCCGCCGAGTTCGCCGTCGAGGCCAGACCACTGGCATACGTCAGCGCAAAGACGCTTAGCATCTTGATGGACATATCTGAGAGCACGATCTGGGACTGGACGCGCAAGGGCCACTTGCCCAAGCCACGGAAGATGCCGAGCGGTGCGACCCGATGGAAGTGGTCGGAGGTTGAAAAATTCATCGATGGCGCGGCAGAGTCGCCCGACGATGCCGATCCAATCCTGAGGGCAAGCCGTGGCCGGTGACATCCGCCTTGAGAAGTATGTTCAGCGCAAGGTTGCGCGGGGGAGGGAGTACTTCTTCTTCCGCGTGGTGCGTCATAGCCAGGAGCTCCGCCGCCCGCTCCCGCATCCGTTCGATGCTGAATACCGCGCAGCTTATAACGCGGCGCACCACGAGGCATTCGGCACCGTCCCGGGAGAGTTCGAGAGCCCAAAGGCCATCGCCCGCCTCATCAGAGACCACAAGGACAGCGCGAGATATGCAAAGCTGCCCAAGGCCAGCCGCCTCCTTCGGGACTACGCCCTAGACTTAATGGCCGACCGCTGGGGCGCCTTCGACGCTGACCAAATCCGACCCATACATGTGCAGGCGGTCTACGACAGCCTTTCCGATCGCCCCGCAACTGCGAACCGCCGCCTTGACGACATGAGCGCAGTGTTCAGCTGGGGCAGGACGAGAGGCTTTGCAGACGACAACCCCTGCCGCCGGATCGAGCGTGTGCAAAGCGAAGAGAGCTACGAGCCATGGCCTGATGACCGGCTCGAAATCCTGATCGGACAAGGCAAGCGACACATCGTGAAGGTCGCCCTAGTCGCGCTCTACACCGGGCAACGCCGCGCTGATGTGATCGGCATGTGCGAGACCCAGATTCGAGACGGCATCTGGACCATCGAGCAGGGCAAGACCGGCAACCCGGTGACTGTCCCGCTGCACCCAGTTGTTCTGGCGATCATCGAGGAAGAACGTGCATCACGGCGCAAGGCTCAGATCGTCGCACCCGCTCTCCCACTCTTGACCAACAGCCGCGGCAAACCGTGGGGAAAAGGCTTCGGCGCCTCTTGGACTAAAGAGCTGATCCGTCTGAAGCTGAGGCCACAGTCCGTCGAGGAAATCGAAGCCGGGCAGTTCCGCCCGACCTTCCACGGGCTGCGCACGACGAACGCAACAGTCATCGCCAACACCGTCGCCAGAAGCCCCGAGCTGTTCGGAGGCATCCAGCGTGTTCAGGCAATGCTCGGGCACCTGTCTGAGCGCATGTCGAAGCACTACGCTAGACGCGCGGAGGTTGAGCACATGAACCGCGAGACGGTGCTACTACTACCAGACTTTGGGAAACAGAATCCCGAAATTGGGAAACATGAAGACGGTGAAGCCGCTAAGTTATTGAAAATGGTGGGTGATGAGGGACTCGAACCCCCGACATCTTCGGTGTAAACGAAGCGCTCTACCAACTGAGCTAATCACCCGTGAAGCGCGGTTTAGACAAGCTTCGGGCGGCTTTCAAGCCTGATCCTTCGTCATCGCATCAATCCAGACGCGCGGCCCCGGGCCCTCTCGACCGCGGCGGTCCGAGGGATTGTAAAGCGGGCAGGTCTCCAGCGACAGGCAGCCGCAGCCGATGCAGCCATCGAGCTCGTCGCGGAGTTGTTCGAGCTGGGCAATCCGTTCGTCGAGCTGCGCTCGCCAGCCGCGTGAGACCGCCTGCCAGTCAGCCTTGGAGACCGCCCTGTCGCGCGGCAGGGCGGCCAGCCTATCACGAATTTCCGCCAGCGGGATCCCGAGCTGCTGTGCCATGCGGATCACCGCGATCCGGCGCAGCTCGCGGCGATCGTAGCGGCGATGGTTCGCCTCGGTACGCCAGCTTTCGATGAGTCCCTCGGATTCGTAAAAATGGAGCGTCGAGACAGCGATCCCGGCGCGGGCGGCAACCTCGCCGACGCTGAGGTCATTGTGGCGCGAACGGCCGGCGGCTCGGGACATAGATATCTCCTCCTGGATGAGAATGGCGCTTGACCTCAAGTGGACTTGAGGATGCAGGATCGCAGGCGTTCCGCGACTCTGCAAGGAGAGAGACAGTGACCGCACTCAGACCAAAGACGACGCAGCCCCGCCCGAGACCTCGGATTATCGAGCTGTTCCAGCGCTGGAGGACAGCGCGCCGGATTGCACGGCGCAGCGCCGAGCTGCGCAGTGATCCCTGGCTCGCGCGCGACGCGGGGCTGGCCGACGGTGGCCCGCCGCCCCCGCCGCCGCAGCGCTACCGCGGTTGAACCGCTGTGCTGAAACGAGAAGAGGCGCACCTCGGGAAAACCGGACAGTGCGCCTCTTGGAAGAATGGTGGGTGATAAGAGATTTGAACTCCTGACATCTTCGATGTGAACGAAGCGCTCTACCACTGAGCTAATCACCCGGTAGGCGGGCTTTTACTCATATGACTTGGGGGGCGCAAGAGGGATCGGGGCAAAAAACCCACAAATTTTTGGGCCTGCCGCCACGACATCCATGGCAGCTTCGGCGCTGCGGCGCACCGCCCCGGCTGGCAGGGATTTCAAGAACCCTTTCGCCGTGTTGCTGATGCGAAGCCACACGGAATACGTTGTCCCAGAAGAAGCGCGCAGCGGCGGGCGCGGCCGGCATGGCGCGTGTTCGTGCTGGCGGAGGCAGCGGGTGAAACGCGAAGGGGCGGACCCGAAGGTCCGCCCCTGATGCTCTGTGCGGTCGCGCCGGTTAGTGCGCCGTGGCGCCGGTGGCCTTGTCTTCGTTGGCGCGCAGGGCGGCTGCGGCCTCTTCGGCCTCCTCGTCCCACTCGATGGGTTCGGGCTTGCCGATGAGCGCCATCTCCAGCACCTCGGAGACGTGCTTGACCGGGATGATTTCGAGACCAGTCTTCACGTTCTCCGGCAGCTCGGCGAGGTCCTTCTCGTTCTCCTCGGGGATGAACACCGTCTTGATGCCCCCCCGCAGGGCCGCGAGCAGTTTCTCCTTGAGCCCGCCGATGGCGGAGGCATTGCCGCGCAGGGTCACTTCGCCCGTCATGGCAATGTCCTTGCGCACCGGAAGCCCGGTCAGCACCGAAACGATCGCCGTCACCATCGCGAGGCCGGCCGAGGGGCCGTCCTTGGGTGTGGCACCGTCCGGCACGTGCACGTGGATGTCCATCTTGTCAAACTTCGGCGGCTTCACCCCGAGCTGCGGCGAGATGGACCGGACGTAGCTGGACGCTGCCTCGATCGACTCCTTCATCACGTCGCCGAGCTTGCCGGTGGTCTTCATCCGGCCCTTGCCCGGCAGGCGCAGCGCCTCGATCTGCAAGAGGTCGCCGCCCACCGAGGTATAGGCAAGGCCGGTGACCACACCCACCTGGTTCTCGTCCTCGGCAAGACCGTAACGGAACTTCTTCACGCCAAGGAAGTCGTCGAGGTTCTCGCGCGTGACTTCCACGTGCTTGGTCTCGCCCTTGACGATCTTGGTCACGGCCTTCCGCGCGATCTTCGCCACCTCGCGCTCGAGGTTCCGCACACCGGCCTCGCGCGTGTAGTAGCGCAGGATGTCGGTGAGCGCCTCGTCGGTGATGGTGAACTCGCCCTTCTTCAGGCCATGCGCCTTGATCTGCTTGTCGAGCAGGTGACGCTTGGCGATCTCGAGCTTCTCGTCCTCGGTGTAGCCCGAAAGCGGGATGATCTCCATCCGGTCAAGCAGCGGGCCGGGCATGTTGTACGAGTTCGAGGTCGTCACGAACATGACGTTCGACAGATCGTATTCCACTTCGAGGTAGTGGTCGACGAAGGTGCCGTTCTGTTCGGGGTCGAGCACCTCGAGCATCGCCGAAGCCGGATCGCCACGGAAGTCCTGACCCATCTTGTCGATCTCGTCGAGCAGGATGAGCGGGTTGGTGGTCTTCGCCTTCTTCAACGCCTGGATGATCTTGCCCGGCATCGAGCCGATGTAGGTCCGGCGGTGGCCGCGGATCTCGGACTCGTCACGCACCCCGCCCAGCGAGATGCGGATGAACTCGCGCCCGGTGGCCTTGGCCATCGACTTGCCAAGCGAGGTCTTGCCCACGCCCGGAGGGCCGACGAGGCAGAGGATCGGCCCCTTCAGCTTCTGGCTGCGCGCCTGCACCGCGAGATACTCGACGATACGTTCCTTGACCTTGTCGAGGCTGTAGTGGTCGTGATCGAGGATTTCTTGGGCGCGACCCAGGTCCTTTTTCACGCGGCTCTTCACACCCCACGGAATGGACAGCATCCAATCGAGGTAGTTCCGCACCACGGTGGCCTCGGCGGACATCGGGCTCATGTTGCGCAACTTCTTGAGCTCGGCCTCGGCCTTTTCCTTGGCCTCTTTCGAGAGCTTGGTGGCCTCGATCTTCTCAGCCAGCTCGTTGATCTCGTTCTGGCCGTCCTCGCCGTCGCCGAGCTCCTTCTGAATGGCCTTCATCTGCTCGTTCAGATAGTACTCGCGCTGGGTCTTCTCCATCTGCGACTTGACGCGGGTCTTGATCTTCTTCTCGACTTGCAGGACCGAAAGCTCGCCCTGCATCAGGCCGTAGACCTTCTCGAGCCGCTCGCTGACCGGCAGGGTTTCCAGAAGCTCCTGCTTCTGTTCCACCTCAATGCCGAGATGGCCCGCGACGAGGTCGGCGAGCTTGGCCGGATCGGTGGTTTCCGAGACCGCCGAGAGCGCCTCTTCGGGGATGTTCTTCTTGACCTTGGCGTAGCGCTCGAACTCCTCGCCGACGGTGCGCACCAGCGCGGTGATCGCGGCGGGGTCGCCCGGCATCTCGGACAGATATTCGGCCTTGGCTTCGAAGAAGCGATCGTTCTCAAGGTATTCGGTGATCTTGACGCGCGCCTGCCCCTCGACCAGCACCTTCACGGTACCGTCGGGCAGCTTCAACAGCTGCAGCACGTTGGCGAGCACGCCGGTCTTGTAAATGCCGTCGGAATCGGGGTCGTCGACGGCAGGGTCGATCTGGGCGGCAAGCAGGATCTGCTTGTCGTCCGCCATCACCTCTTCCAGCGCGTGCACCGATTTCTCGCGCCCTACGAAGAGCGGCACGATCATGTGCGGGAACACGACGATGTCCCGCAGCGGCAGCACCGGATAGGATGTGTTGAGAGGCTGTTGCAT